GGCCAGAAGGCCGGGGTGGTCAAATCATCAATTAAGTTAATGCGTCAATGATAATGCGATAGCGTTCACGGTTCGGCTTGTAAATGCCCCGTTTGTAATAACTCAAAGACGCTTTGCAAATGTTCGTCAGCTTGGAAAGTTCCGTTACGGAAATGCCCCGTTCATCCATCAGTCTTTGAATCTCCGTGCAATCCACAGGCCCATCCAAGGCCGGGGGCGTGGCGGTCACTTCCGGGATATTAAACCCGGCCTGTTCCAGAAATCCAAGCACATAGGGAAGCCGTTCATTCCGACAGGTAGCGGCCAGTTGTGCCGCCTTCATGTAATCGTCTGTGGTCAATGCTCTTGCTTTCGGGATGATGGAATAACTTCCGGTTTTACGGATTGCGGGAAGAACCTCATGCGTCACCCAATGTTTGAAGCGTTTTGCGCTTTCCAGCTTGCTTCCGAAGATCAGGGCGTAAAGGCCGCTTTCGTTGATGATGGTCATTTGCTGCTTCCCTGAAGGTGTTTCCATTTCGGAAACGCCTTTATCTTCCGGGTCAACCTTCTTGCTGACTGCCGCCCGTGGCGATTCATACCCCAAGGCAACCGCCACATCCTTGCCCACGAACCACGGTTCTTCCTCAATGGTCACGGTTCGCACCTGTCCAAATTCGGGGTTGGTGAATACCTGAAGTTCATTCATGCCTTCTTCACCGCCTTCTGTCCACGGGCAAAGCCCAGCTTGAACACCACGGCAATCAGCTTGAAAGTGTCGTGATGATATGCGTCATAGAGTTCATCCAGTTCATTCCTGCGAAGGTCATACTTACCGGGGTGTACGCCTTCAATGCTCTTGATCAATTTTTCCATGTTAAACCTCCATCAATTTTCACTTGATAGAAGTTCCCAACTGTGATAGAATGGATTTATCCAGTTGGGAAACCTCTGGTTTTAGAAACAGTCGCTTACTTGTTCAGGGTGGAGCGGCTGTTTCACTTTTCTTGTGCCAAAAGTAAATCAATCCCTTGCCGAATAGCTTCTGCCCGTGTAATATCATGCTTGGCGCAATATTCATCAAGGCGTTTTGTTGCTTCATCGTCCAATCGAACTTTCACATCATTCCTTTTGGGATTGTTCGCTTTCGGCCTTCCGGTTCGTGGAGACATCGTATCACCTCACTTTTTGAGTTCCACAAACTTATTATAATAATTGGAACTCAAAAAGTCAAGAGGTTTTTGGAAAAATTTTAGGCATAGAAGAAGGGAACAGGTTTTCACCTGTTCCCTTGAAGATTGGACTTTGGCCGGAGCGTCACTCCCGGCATCTCTTTTGCCCACTACCAAAAGGCGTGTGGCGTATGGGAACGCTTTTTCCACCTCAAAGCCCGTTCTTATCCTATCTAAAGTATAACAGTATTATTCCCGCTTGTAAAGGATTTTCTTGTTCTTCACATTCTTCTTCCATGTGGTTTCTCCAATTTGCCAGAAGGACAAGATGGAGTTTCGATATTCAGCGGGGTCACTCTCTACCTTTACCCGTAGAATCACTTTGAACTTTTCGCCATTTTCTTCAATTTCTTTCAGAATCACACCGGTATTAGGCTTGTTTGCTTCCAAGATGTAATCCGGGTTTTCCAGAATATCCGCAATATACTTAACGAACTGTCCGTAATCTCCGGGGTGGCGTTCTTCAATATGCTGAATCCGTTCCGGGGTGATAATCACTTCATCGGTGGCGATCCTGTCCGTAATACAACGGTATTTTTCTATATCAATGCGGCCTACCGTCTGCACATTGGAACCCTCGCTTTTTACCATCGAAACTGTATTTTTAATTATACTCCCGATGGTTGCAAGGGTCAACTTGTTTTTGGAACCCTTATCCACAAAGGTTTTCTTCCATTCGGAATAACTCATATTATGTAGGTTTCTTGGTAGCCAATCACCCGCTGGGAATATTTGCTTTGGTAAATCCCTTGATCCCACAGCTTGGAAGCGCCGCTTTCCCCCATGTTGTAAGCCATCAGAACCTTGTGTGGATCATCGTACTTTTCAAACAGGGTGCCAAGGATATAAATACCGGCTTGAATATTCTGGTAAGGGTCAAGGAAATCCGTTACACCAACGGCATTGGACAACCATTCATGGTTTTTCTGGTTAATCTGCATCAGGCCATAATCATTGGTGGTGCTGATAACATCCGCTTGGAAGTTGCTTTCGTTGCGGATCAGGGCCATCAGGAAAGTGAAATCAACTTCATAGGCATCCGCCATCCAATAAACATATTCCTGAAGGCTTTCATCCATAGGGACATTCAAAGGGGTGAAGTCACCGGCCTGAACAATGGTTCCATCACTCTGAACTTTGACAGCTTGGCCGGTATAGGCCCCGTACAAAACCGCCGTGGTGGTAGGCTCCGGGGTAGAAAACCAGATTGGTACTTTGGCAAACAGGAACCCAATCAGTACCCCTATCAGCAAGGCAACGGAAAACATACGCCGAAACCACAGATTTTGTTTAGCCCTTTGGGTGGCCGTCCTCGTATTTTCTGAACAGTTCATCGTTATAGTCCTTTCTCATTTGCAAGGTGGAAAAAATGCTTTCTTCCACGGTGCCGGGGCAAATCATCCAGTAATAGAAGCATGGCCGTTCTTGTCCCATGCGGTGAATCCGCTTTTGGCTCTGCTCCAACAGTTCCCAACTTTCGGGAAGGCTGAAATAAATAATCTTGTTGGCCTTTTGGAAGTTGCCCCCTCTTGCCCCGGCCTGATACTGAATGAAGGTCACAGAATTGGATTTGAAATTGTAAGCGCCCAAATCCTTGACTTCACCAGACTGGATGGACACAGGGCGGTTCATGCCCTTTACAATTCCCTTCATGCGCTCCATTTCTTCAGTGAAGTTATAGAACACAATCAAGCGATCTTCCGTACTCTCCACCAGTTCCCGAAATGCCTTATACCGGTTCGGGTTATATAGGCCGCAAAGCTGACGGGCATACAGGCGGCGGGTCAAGCTGGTATCACCAATCAATTCCCGCTCATAGCTTTCATTGGAACCCCAAAAATCTGAATCAAGTTCAAATTCCTGAAGGGTGGCGGTGTTTATGCTGATCGCCCGTTCCCGCCAGAACTTCCAATATTCCTTTGCTGGGGGCGTTCTAACGGGAACAAAGTTCCGTTTAGGAAGGTCAATTCCGGCATCATCGGTGGTCATAAATACCGCCCCATGTTCAGCCAGCTTCTTCTTCAGCCGGTCAACATTTTTGTAACCGGTGATTTTCTGCCGCCAGAATCCATCTTCTTCAACCCATTCCGTTTCAATGTACTGCTTCCAAAACAGTTCCTTTGATATGTTCCATCCCAAAAGGCGGCATTGGCTCCACAGCTTTTCATACTTGCCGCCCGTGGGCGTACCAGACAGAAGGATCACATTATCAGGGTTCAGCCCAAGAATGAACTTTGACCGCTTGGCGTTCTCATTCTGGATCAAGGAACTTTCATCAAGCATCAGCGTAAACCCGGAAAGGGTTTTCAAAATCTTACGCCTGAAGGTCAGTTCATAGTTGATCACGCCGCAAATCCGGGTTGGGTTGTCGGTTTCAGCAACCGCCGCCATAAACCAATCAAATTCCTTCTTATTGGTCAGGTCATAAATCATCCAACAATGGTTCATGGCGTAGTTCTCAACCATGTGATCTATCCAATCAGAAACCTTGGAACATTGGCAGATCAACAGGTTTACCCGGCTATTTAGGGTCAGGGCTTTTTCTGAACCGACAAAAGTTTTCCCAAGTCCCATATCAAGGTAATAGGCGCATCGGTTGTGGCCTTCCGTCAGGTCAAGGGCCTGTTGCTGGTGTTGAAATAGCGTGATCATTTCACCTGAACCACTTCACCCAAAACCTTCTTGGCGTGGGTGGTAGAACCAAACAGCTTCTTCACCACAGCGGCACAGAACCCGGCGTAGTAGTCGTATGTATCACCAGCGCCACAGGAAACAATGGTTTTGGTGCCATCTGCCCACAGCACAATAGTTTTGGGGCCACTGAAGATCACCTTCTTCACAGGGGGAACGCCGGTATGGTGAAGGGGGAAACTGCACCGACAATTCATAGCATTCATTATTTTTGAAACGCTTCCCAAGAAATCATTGGCCGGTGCCAGCTTATCTTCCGAAAACCAAAACAGGCCCTTGGAACTTGCGTCATTCTGAACCTTTTCCAACTCCACACCGGCCTTTTTCTTGCTGGAATAGTAGTTCTTCACTACACCAACACACCCGGTATATTTGCCGCCGTACTCCGCATCAGGAAGCACCTTCACGGTCATTCCGATTTGCAACATCTTTATCATCCTTTCTTTCCAGTCAGGCGGACAATGTAAATGCAGTTGCCCACCCGGTAAGCGTCATACTTCTTGGGGTTCTTCTCATTCCACTTGCGCTTATGGGAAGAAACCGTGGAAAGTTTGGTTTTAGCTTCTTTCTCGGTGCCATACTCAAAGCACATATTCTTTGCGTTCCCGCTGGTCAGGAAATCTTCAATGGCTTTGACTTCCTCGCTCTTGGCTCCACCGTTGAAGGCTTTCTTGGGCGGGGCCTGAACATTATATTTAATTTCCATTACTTCACCTTCTTACAAAATTTCCGGGGCCGCTATCGTGTCGATATACAACAGATCTTCAGTTCCGGGGATAGGCTCATACAGGCTAACAGTTTGGGGTTCTTTGGCGCTCTTGCGCCGTGCATTCCCAATGGCTGACCGCATAGCATTACAGGCCACAGTGACAAACTTCACTTTTTGCAAATCAGGAAGGGCGAACCACCGCTTCACGCTGATCAGATACCGGAAGATCACCACATCAAACCATTCCGCCCGGTCAAGGCCCTGTTGGTCTAAATACCACCAAACAATATTGATGTTGTCCGTGGCAAATTGGGCTTCTTTCGGGGTAAGGGGGCGTTCATAGAACGATTTAGGCAACCGCACACCGCCGCCCACCTCGTTTTTCGCTGGTTTCACTCATTCCCCCCCCC